TCCCCGTGGGTGCCCCGGGCTATTCCCATGTAGGCGCGAATGACCTCGATCATGATTAACGGGCGTTACCTTCAAGCCTCTCGGCAATCAAGGTAGCGTAGCCGGCAATGTCCACCCAGTGGTCAACAACGTCGGGGTCGCCGTTGACAATGCGCCCAATCTTGTGGACGATCATCTCAAGAGCTTCCCACTGGTCATCGGCAAAGGTCTTGCCATGCTTGGCCGCGTGGGCCGACAACTCGCGTTTGATGGACTGCATCAAAGCCGCACCATCCTTGAACTTGCCATACATCTCTGCACGTGCGTCAAGTGTCTTGTCAACACTCACGCTCTCAACCTCCTCAACAACCTTTTGCCAAGAGGACTTCACCTCAGGCATCGGCAGCATCTCCGGGGCGACAAAATTCCTCAAGTCTTCCAAGGCGCGGGCGCGCATCTTGTAGACGTTGGAGATGCTCATCTTGTGCTTGGCCGCTGTCGCAGAAGCACTTGCGGAGGGGTTTTTTCTGAAAAACTCATAGACCTTTTGGGCCTTGTCGGAAAGCTTGGTACTCATGTGAAACTCCTTTGTGGTTAAAAAATCATTTGCAGTTGCGTGGGGCTTCTTTCTCTCGAAAGGCCTTTAAGCGTCCACTCAACTCTGAGTCGAGTTGTTCTTGTGAAACCACGACTTCTTCAGTCGTGAATTTGTGTCCGTTGCCGCACTCTCGTCTGCGCCTGTAGCGCATGACTGTCAGGCGTGTCTCGCTGATCGTGGTCCAGGCTCCGCATTCCGGGCAATTCATTCTTCGCTCCCTGTCTCGACTAAGGTGCCGGGGGGAACAGTTTCCTCTTGCGTCTCTTGTTTCTCTTCACGCACTCTCAACATTGCGTCAGCTTGGCTGTACGCGGCGCGAGCAGTGTCGTCAAAGTCCATGTCCCGTCTCCAGTCGGGATCGGACAACAACCCCTTCATGGCGTCAGACGCAAAATAATCTCTCAGCAACATGCCCCTACTGTCTCTCACGAGAACACTGGGGAATGCGCGAAGCAGTGGCTTAAATGGCATTTCATTCTCCTTTCATCTTTCTTAGGTATTGAGCGGATGATACACCAGAATTATCCGTTGTGGGCATTGTATCGAATCTTTTTGCAGCCTCCTCGAGAGCGGCGTCCCAGGCGTGTTGCCACACTGTGGCAGACCAACTGTCATCCTGAGCAAAGGACCGTGGGCCGATGAACTCGTCGAATCGTACTTGAGAAATCTTCATGGTTTGTTCTCCTCTTCTTGTTTCTTTTGTGCCTCTAGCTTTTTCCTCCGCTGGGCCATTGTTTGATAAGACTGTATGTGGGTTGGGTCAAGCTTTGCACAAACCAGCTTGTACTCTTCATACAGGTGCTGATAGGCCAGGTCTCTTTCCGCCCAACGTATCTTCCATGTCTGCAAGTTCTCTATCAAATCCGCCGCTTCCTTGAGCAGGGCCGACAGGTCCTTGTCCCGTGTCATTTGAGACACGTGCATCAGTCTGTTGACAATCATTTAATTTTCCTCAAAAGGCAACAACAGTTGCCGGGTTGCGATCTCGTCCTCGAAGTTTATTATTTCTTCCGGGCTGAATGCACGTGTGATGTCGATGCGCCCACGTCCATTCTTACTGCGAATAGAGGCTGCTTCCAGATAGATGGATTTGATGTCCACCTGCTCCGGGAGCCATGAGCCGTCAACCTCCATGGGAGGCAACCTATCAAAGATGATATTTACGGACAACTGGACGTTTGACTTGTACATGTTTAGCAACCTGTTTACCTTTTTTGAGACGCGCTTTTGGCTTGGGTTTTGGTGGGGGTGTTTCACCACTCTCGATGATGGCCTCTCGTTCTTCGGCCGCTTTTAATGCAATCTCGAACGCCGGGTCTACCAAGATTTGCATCTGGTCCCCCATGCCCCTGCCATAGAACTCGCTCATTTCTCTCAGCTTGGCGTAAGTCTCCATGCGAATAGCAACGGACATCCAAGGCTTGATGCGCTGTACGGGCGGAATGTTTCTTCCTGGTTTCTTTAAAGTCATTGACTCTCCTTTCTGTGATCTGGCTTGCAGTGTATCGAAAATCTTTAAATCGTGCAACAAAAAAATAGGCTAGGAGTTACCCTAGCCTATAAAGGAGACTGACTGAAGCAACTGCAAGAAGCTTCCCCTCAATCATACCTTTACTTGGCCTCACCCCAGCTTGGGCCCATCTCCACGTCCACCCGGGACGGGACTTCCAAGTCAACGGCGGTTGCCATGATATGGGCCGCTTCGCGTGCTTCCTCAGGCGTGTTGACACTCAGGGCGATCTCGTCGTGAACCTGGAGCATCAAGTGAAACCCCGCCTTGTGCAAGGCCACCATGGCCGCTTTGGTCTGGTCGGCGGCTGACCCCTGGATCAGCTTGTTCAGTCCCTTGTAGGTAGCCGCGCGCTTGATCCTTGGGCCGTATTCCACGATGGCCTGCTCGTAGGGAAGCGCCTTGTTCACGCCCCACTGCACCGGCTCGTACAACGGGAAGCGGCATTTGCGTCCCAGGAGCGTCCTGACGGACCCACCAGACGCTGGATGTTCGATCCGCTTCATGACCGCGTTCACAGTTCCTTTAAGGAAAGGCACCTTGGTGTGAAAGGTGCCAATCAACTCGCTGGCCTCTTCCACGGGCAGGTCCAACTCATGCGCCAGCTTTGCTTTGCCCATGCCGTACATCAGGCCCAGGCCAATGGTCTTGGCTTGCTTTCGCTTGATTCCGGCCATATCGGCAATCATTTGGTGAAAGTCGGTATCGGGATTTTCCCGGTAGGCCTCGGCCATCTTCTCTGCACCGGGCAGGTCCAAGAGCGTGGCGTAATGCACCAAGAGCCGTGGTTCTTGGGACGAGAAGTCGTTGGCCGCCCACATCTGCCCTTCTTCAGGTAGGAAGAGTGAGCGCACCATGGGCCCGATGATCTCGTGGCGCGCGGGCACTTGTTGGAGGTTGGGACTGTTCATAGACAGACGGCCCGTGATCGTGCCGCCTTCGTCGTTGCGCATCTGGTTCACGTGTGGGTGGATTCTGCCTGTCTTGGCGCTGAAGTCGAGGTAAGGCTGCAAGAACGTGCTGTGGGTCTTGTTGGTCTCGCGCGCTTCGACAATCAGCTTGGCCACGGGGTGGTCGCAGGAATCGAGAAAGCCTTTTGTAAAGCTTGCCGCGCCGGCGGCGGTCTTGCCATAAGCAATCCCCAACTTGTCAAACGAATGGGCGATGCTTGCGGCCGCCCAGATATCCACAGTTCCTCCACACAAAGACTTGAGCTCTGCAAAGATGGCCTTTTCCCGTTGGATAAGTTTGTGGATAGTCTGTTCACACCTTTCTCGGTCAAAGCGAATGCCCTTCAAGGTGAGCTCCAACAGCACTGGAAAGGCGGCTGTCTCCAGGTCGAAGATTGATTCAACTTCGTCTTGGCGCATCTTGGTCTTAAAGTGTTGCCACAGTTTCAGGGTCAGCGCCGCGTCTTGCTCGGCGTACTCTCCGACGTACATGGCGGGTAGCTTCCATAATTCTTTCTTGGGATGAACGCCAAAGTCGGCAGCAGCCTGTTTGAGAGCGGCCTCGGACTTGACCTCTTTAAGATAATCGAAGCCAAGCGCATTGAGGCTGTACGAGAAGCGGTTCTCATCCAGTAGTGGGGCAGCAAGCATGGTGTCAAGTATTCGCCCGTTGACGGTGAATCCATTGGCCCTAAGCCAACCGCAGTCATAAGCCGCGTTATGCATGATCTTGTCAGCGTCAGTAGCCAAGACATCTTTTACCCACCGCTCAACAAGACGTTTATCAAGATTGCCACCACCGCCATGAGCAACAGGATAGTATCCGCTCCAACCGTCAACAGCCACAGCGTAACCAGCAATGAAGCCGTCATTACGGGGCCATCCCGGCCCAAAAGATTCCATATGCGGGTCACAAGTTTCGAGGTCAATTGCAATCTCCTTGGCGGTGGACAGGTTAGGGAAAGTTTCCGGTGGCACCCACTCAGTGAGTGTTGGAAACATAGGCATTGTTTTCACAGGCGAAACCCCTTTAATTCATTCTTTGGAAGCACGTAGTGCAGTGCTTGCTTGGCGCGCGTGATGCCCACATACAGCAGTCGGTTCACGTCGTCTGAGTTGCGCTCGTACTCCTTGGCAAAGCGCGTGGAAAGGTCCCCGAGCAGTAACACGTTGTCCGCCTCGCCACCCTTGGCTCCGTGGATCGTGGACAGCTTAATTGGAATAGCTCCCGTGAGCTTTGTGCCGCGCCGCAAGAGGGCGATGATGTAGTCGCGTTTGTCTTCACCGATCTTGAGCAATGCCTCGTGCCAAATGATGTCGGGGGCCAGGAGCCCTTGTTCTTGTCGCAGGCGTTCTATACTGTACGCACCATTAGGGTCCGCGAGCCGTAATCCTTTGTACCCGTGCTTGACAAAGTCGGAGCCCAAATACTTGTAGATGTTTTTGATAACGGGAAACGGCAATTCTTTGCCGCGTCGCAGGTTCTCCCAGCCCAACACGGCAGACAGGATGCCTTCTGAGATGCTCCGTTGTCCGTGGCGCTCGAACAGCAAGCCCTGGCTTTTGATCCAGGTGTGCATCTCCGAGAGCATGTAGTTGGTACTGGCAAGAATTAGCCAGTTGCCGTGGCTGATGTCCACATGGGAGAAGTCGTTGTAGTAATGGATGTGGCCCTCTTCTTCGCGGGCTTTCCAAACCTTTGGCTGGCGCTTTTTGATGCGGTGCACAATGGTGTTTGCAATCGCGTGGATTTTGGCAGGCACGCGGTACGATTGATCGAGGATGGTGATTGCGCCGTTAAAGTTTAGAAAACTATCGACGTCGGCCCCTGCCCAGTTATAGACGGCCTGGTCATCATCCCCGGCTAAAAAAGAACGCTTTGACCTCTTGGCCAACTCTGTCACCAAGTCCCACTGCAAACGGGAGAGGTCTTGTGCCTCGTCGATGATCAGCGCGTCCAGTTTAGGGAGCCGCTCAGGTTGGTGCACGATCTGCTCAAGCAGGTCAGTGAAGTCTAAGAGCGCTCTGCTTTGCTTGTAGTGCCTGTAAGCGCGCTCCACAAACTCAAAGTGGAACCACTCAATGTCCATGCTGCTTTGGTTGTAGTGCGTGCGTAGGTCCAGGCCCTTGATCCGTGCGATGTTGATCTCGTTCAGGATTGGGTTGTCCACCTTCACCATGAAGTCCTCGTCACCGTTCTCGATGGAGAGTTCAATGCCGGCTTCTTTGGCAAAGGCCTTGTAGTCTTCTGGCGACATCATGTCTTTTGTGCCGATGCCAAGACAGCGGTAGGCCAGACTGTGAAGTGTGCGAAACCAGGGGAAGTCAAGGTCTGGATTGAGCGATGGGAATTTGGCGATGGCGCGGTCCCGTGCTTCGTTGGCCGCCTTCTTGGTGAAAGAAAAGTAGCCAATGTTCAATGAGGGAACGCCGTCCCCCAGTTCCTGCTCAACGATATTCAGTAAGAACGTCGTCTTGCCAGAGCCGGGAGGGCCGAAGATTTTTCTAATCTCCATAACGTTCCTCGATATCTTCCAGGGTGCATTCCCACAAGATGATCGGAGTATGCGGACCTACGTAAGCACCTTCGATATTGAACTCGATGTACTCCAAGGCCTCATGTATGTCCATGCCGTCTTCCTCTGCGGTGAGCTTGTCCACCATCTTGTCGCCGCTGTATATCAGCCGCTCGACTCTTTGATTGCCGTGCCATGTGCAACAAGTGCCTATGAAGCAATCTTCAAAGTTATCCATCTTCAGGGGGCGTTCATCATCATTCAAAATGGGCTCCGTTTCTTTTGTTCGGGGGTGTTAAAAGGCGCGTCTTGTTTCTTGAATCCTGGCAAGCGCCAGCACCGTGTTGCGCGGCCCTTGAGGAACAGTGGAATGGGTTCTCCACCAAGGTCTCGTAGACGTTGTGCCATCTTCGGAGCGGTCAGGCCCACGAAGTTGTTGCGCTTCAGGTGAGCTTCTAAATCCTTCATGCGGAAATAGGTCTTGGCTTCTTCTTCATCTGTCCAGGGGCGGCCAAGCAAAATCTCATCGCGGTCCATGGCCTGTTGCAAGTGAGTACAGAACTCTTCCAGCAGGTCCACAAAGCGTCCTGTGATGCTTGTGTCGTCGGTGGCCTCATGAATCTGTTCAGACTCCACCATTTCCTTGAGCAACGCATTGAGCATCTGCTCCCAATCTTGTTTGCGCAACGTCGGAGGCAAGACGTTGATCTTGTCAACGCATGCCTTTTGAAACATGTTTTGGTTGTACAGATGATCGGTATCGAGCTCGATACGCTTGCCATTGATATCCAAGAACCATAGTGGTGGCTCGGAGTTGTACTTTGACAAAGAGGACAGTTGTGGTGCATCAGGTCCGTTGGCCCCGACCCCATGTTTGCGAGTTCTGCAAAGTCCAGAGTTGCAAAAAGAATTGAGCGGCGCGTCCTTGCACTTGTACCGGTAGTCTTTCTTGTTGAGTTGTTTGACCAGTATCTGTACTTCGTTGTTTGGCAACGGCGGGTGGACGTACTTGAAGTTGTGCTCAATCAGAGGGTTCTCCCAATTAACAGGGTGAATCTTCTTGAGGTAGATGCCCACGTTGAACAGGGTATTGTTCCTGCCACCTTCCGGAATGCCTTGCGTGCACAGGGCCTGCAAACAAGGAGGGCCGTCCGGAATAACCTGCTCGGACTTCTTTGGAGGGGCCGGCACAACCAGGTCAGTTCCCTGTATGTTGGCATCGACCATCTCATAGAACTCTTCCAAGGTAGCGGCACTGCCGTCTTCCTTGATGCCGTAGCGCATGGTCTGGTCACCACCGAAATACGGCAGGTTAAGGAAGTTGCCCGTGTCGCCACGGTCAACCAAAATCTCGGCTTGTTTCGGAAATATTTCGCGTCCAGCTTCTCCCAACAATGCGGCAGAAGATTTCAAATACTCTTGCATGCGTACGGCGGCAATAGGCTCCTTGGTAAACAAGAAGACATGCGCGCCACCTGACTTGCTGCGACAAACAACAAGAGGCAACTCCAGGCTTTTGATTTTCTTGACTAGCCCAGCATGATCCAGTGGATACTGGTCAATATCAATACAGCCCCAGATGCAGGAGTTATCCGCCCTGATCGGGATAATTCCAAGACTTGGTTCAACACCGGTGAGATGCTTTTCCCAGAGATCGTCGGTTGGGGGTTTGCGGACAACAACGGCCTTCCCGGCCTGCTTTCCATCCCCGCGCGATCCTTCAATTTTGTATGTTCCATAGGCAATATCTAGTCCAGAGAATATGGCCTTGAACCGTGTGATGTCGGTCATTCTGCTTTCTCGGGTAGGTGGGGCCTACTCGCTGCACTGCTTACTATGCGCTTCACTTCAGAGTCACGCAGCATCCGCTTTTGGCCCCGATTATCAGAATGGCGCTTTGTTTCCTGCGGATTCAGCATCGCCCTCGTGCTTGACCTTGACGTCGCCAACGCTCACCTGGTTTGCAAAGGCTTTTGCATTCAGATAAATGTCGTCTTTGTCCACTTGGCCAATACGCTCGATTTCCCAACCAAACCACTTACCCTTGTCGTTTGATTCACCAACAGTGCTCAGGCGATACATCTGGCTGTACATGGGAGGCGTGAACATGCCGTTCGCTCCTTGCATCTTCACTGACTGCATCATGCTGTTCCACTTGCGCGACTTCTTGAGTTGCGTGGACTTCATCACAATCAATGCAGGGCTTGGGACGCCCGCAGAGTCAATCACCATCACATAGTGATTGGCGGTGTTCTCAATGTAGTTGCCGTTGTCCAAGTACTCTTTGTTGTCGGACGGATCGCGATGCGTCTTTGTCAAGATATCGCTGGTTGCAGGATAGATATGGATGGGTGCACCACCGCTACCACTGCCGCGTGGAGCCCACTCAATGTACTGACGTACATAAGCGCAAGGGACCACGGTAATGCCCTTCTTGCCGTCATACAACTCGCCTGTCACGGAGTTGTAGATCATGCCGGGTAAGGCACCGTCAATCTCACCCACCTCTGGAGAAGTATTGGTGAGCAGTTTCAAGAATGGAAGCGCAAAGTCTTCCTGGCCCATGCCGGCAAAGCTTGATGCGGCATCTTGTTCAAAATTACTCATCATTGCGATTGCAGTTGATGTGTCCTTGGTTGCTACGTCTGTTTTAGCCATGATTCGATTTCCTTTTTTCGTTTAAGCGGATTTAATGGTTGCCTTTTGGCCAATGAATGCGCCAAAAAGTTCGGTGGGAAACTCGTTTCCTCGTTCCACCTGTTCTTTAACCCATGCCTTGAGGGTCATGGGTTCTATCTTCTCGGCTTGTTCGGCAGGGTAGCCGGACTCACCAAGCAGATTCAATAGACGAGAGCAGAGCTCGTCTTCGCCACGTCCAAAGCGGACGCTGACAGTGTTCTTAATGATGTCATCCATGCCACGTTCACGTAGCCATTGAAAGGCTTCCGCACGGCGTGCTTCTGGAATCGATGCGCTGTAGAAAGGCTTGACTTCAATTGAAGAGCCGTCGGCCATTTTGAATGACCTCAGGTTCATCTGCGCCAGCACCTCTGGAATAGATTCTTCAGTCAACTTACGAAACTGTGCTTTTCTCTCTTTCACAGTCTCTTCAAGGTCTTCTAATTCTTTCTCGAGTTCTTTTGCACGCTTGGCCATTGCAGCAACACCAACCAAATCGGTGTCCTGTACTTTGAGAGCATCGGCATCTTGTTCAAACTGGGTCGTAAGACTCATAGGGTTCTCCTTTCTTAAATAAATCAACCTCGACTGGTATGTAGCGTTTCTCTCGCTTGTCCCACTTGAGGCACTTGAATCTACCATTGTTTCTAGATGCGGCAACAGCGCATGCAATACCAATGGCAGAGGGGTCTCCGATCAACAACAAATAATCTGCATCGCTGAATTTTTCCAACTTGCGTTGAATTCTTCGCACTGTTGGCACACTCGAAAAGGCAATCTGAGCATTATCAGGAAGCATTATTTCAATGTTCCCATATGCCATCGCGCCTGATATGTTGTGCTGCAATGTCTCTTGGATCACGTAGACAGTTGCGCTTTTTTCAGTTATCACAAATTCTCCTTTCTAAAGATGAGTGATCAGTGTACACTACAAAAACTTGGACTGCAACCCCCAGGAAGAAAGAAAGAAATGACTGACAACTTTTTAGAAACTTATCCCTTTAGGAACAAGCCTTTTGTCCATCAACAGGCTTACCTTCAACGCCACTGGAGCGCCCCGGTAGCAGCTTTGTTTGCAGATATGGGAACTGGTAAGAGCTACATGCTCATCAACAATTTCGCCATGCTCTACGACAAGGGATTGCTAAACGGGGTGTTGATCGTAGCACCAAAAGGTGTCTACCGAAACTGGTTCGACACGGAGATTCCTAAGCACATACCCGAACATGTGCAATACCGCATGGCGATATGGAATCCTCAGCCAAGAAAGGCTGAAGAACAGGCTTTGAACAGCTTGTTTGACATCACGGAGGACCTAAAAATCCTGGTCATGAACATTGAGGCGTTTTCCACGGCCAGGGGGTCCAAATACGCTGGCCGGTTCTTGCTGTGCCATGACGCCATGATGGTGATTGATGAAAGCACCACCATCAAGACACCTACCTCGGCCCGGTCCAAGAGCACTGAAAAGGTGGGCCGTGGTGCGCGGTTCAAGCGCATTGCTACGGGTTCCCCTGTGACCAAGTCCCCCATGGACTTGTACCAGCAATGTGCCTTCTTGTCGCCCAACTGCCTGAATGCGGCAAGCTACTACTCGTTCCAGGCGCGCTATGCCGTTGTGATTGAGCGCAGTGTGGCGACTCACAGCTTCAAACAGGTCGTTGGATACCGCCGGCTGGACGAGCTCAAGGAGAAGCTTGATCGCTTCAGCTTTCGGGTAACCAAAGAGGAGTGCCTGGACCTGCCCGATAAGCTGTACGTCAAGCGGGAAGTGGATTTGACTGACGAGCAAAAACGTGCGTACTTGCAAATGAAGTCCATGGCGCTGTCCCAGTTTGAGGGAGGCGTTACCAGCACGGTCAATGCACTTACGCAGCTGATGCGTTTGCATCAGATCGTCTGTGGCCACGTGAAGCTGGACAACGGGGAAGTCATTGAGTTGCCCAACAACCGGATTGGCGAGCTCCTGTCTGTTATCGAGGAGACCGACGGCAAGATCATCATCTGGGCCAACTACCGCCATGACATCGAAGCCATCAAGCTGGCCCTGTCAAAGGAGTACGGCATGAACTCTGTTGGCATGTACTACGGGGACACTGACGACGACGAGCGAAAACGTGTCCTGGAAGAGTTCCAAAAGCCCAATAGCGAGATGCGCTTCTTTGTGGGTAACCCAAGCACAGGGGGCTATGGTTTGACCCTGACCGCTGCGCACACGATGGTCTACTACAGCAACAGCTTTGACTTGGAAAAGCGCCTGCAATCGGAAGACCGGGCGCACCGCATTGGCCAGACAAAAAACGTGACCTACATTGACCTGATTGCCGTCGGAACGATTGACGAAAAGATTGTCAAGGCCCTGCGCGACAAAATTGACATTGCCACCCAGGTGATGGGAGAGGAATTTAAACAATGGTTGATTTAATCCCCATTCGCAAGCTCTATGTGTACGAAAAGCTCGAACAAATAAACGCACCTGAGGGACGTGTCTACGGCGACGACAGATTGCCAAGCGTCACCCGTATCCTGTCGGCTACGAAGGACCGAGCGCACCTTGACGCGTGGGCCGCGAGGGTTGGTGAGGAGGAAGCGGAGCGTATTAAAAACGAAGCCGCCACGATTGGCACTCACATGCACAACGTCATCGAGCGCATGATTGCTTATAGGGATTTACCACGTCCAACTAACTGGCTTATGACTAAAGGTTATGAGATGGGATACAAGTTAATTAACACTTACTTTCCCTATATGTCAGAAATATGGGGGTCCGAGGTGTCTCTTTACTACCCTGGGGAATATGCAGGGACAACAGACTTTGTGGGCGTGTACCGTGGGCGACCAGCCATTGTTGACTTCAAGCAGTCAGTCAAACCTAAGCGTGCGGAGTGGATTGAGGACTATTTTCATCAACTTGCCGCCTATGCTTTGGCCCATGACATTGTCCACGGCACGAATATCGATTTTGGGGCTGTCCTGGTGTGCGTTCAAAACGGTACGACGCAAGAATTCACGACCACTGGCCGTGAATTTCAGAACCACAAGGATGCCTGGATGAAGCGTGTCGAGCAGTTTAAGCAGCAGGCGGTGCAGCACCCTGAGACGCCAGCATCGGACTGATGGAGTCATTGGGGAATAGCGACTGGAACATTGCACGACTGGTTGACGACTGAGCGCCGGGAGCAGCAGGGGCCTGCGCACCAGGTTTCTTGTCAAAGAGACCAGGAACGCCTTTAGAAGGAGCCGCTGGCGGCAACTTTCGCATTGGTGGGGGAGAACCAGGAGGCCCAGTTTGTATCAAATTCGCTCTGGGGACTTCGCTCTCGTAAATGCCCAAAGGTGCTGGGATTCGAGTGGCTATCGTACGGCCAAGCAATTGAGTGAAATTTTCAACAAAGCCTGCCTCTTGCTGCTTGTTCACGCCACGGCGTAACAGGGCAGCCATCATCTGAGGGTCTTGCAGGGCCTTTTCTATGGTACTGCGCACCATAAAGTTAGGCATCTTGTCAAAGATTTCACGCACGTACTTCGAACCGGCAGAGGCAGCGATCAAGGAGCCTGGGCCGCCGCCCGAGACGGAAGTACCGATGTTGGCACCGACGATGCGCATGGCCAACTCTTCTACAGCACCTGCGCCGTCGAGGATTTTGTTTAGCTCATTCTTGTTGCCCATGGCCTTTTCAACACGCATCATTGGAATCATCAGGCGCTTAAGGTTGTTCACCTCTTGTGGGGTTATGAGACCCTGGCTTCGCATGATGTTGACAATCGAGGGCTGACCCTGGCCAAGGGGTTTCAACAATGCATCGTTGAAAGCCTGGATGCTGAAGCGTCCATCTCCACCTGCTTTGGTGTAGGCGTAGTCAAACAAAGTGGACTTCAGCCCGTTGACTGCATCTGGTCCACCAGCACCTGCAAGCTTGGCTATGTTGGAAATGTTCTTGACAGGGAACTTACTGTTGAGCGCATCAATGACAGCATTGGTTGGGTTCTCAAACTTCAACACCTGAGCAAACGCAGATTGATTCGCGATGGTCTTGTTGATTTCGCTGTTCTGGTCCTGTATTGCACGGAATGCAAGTTCTGCTCTTTTCGCGTCTTGCAAGTCGGCATAGATGCCCAGCTTCTCCAGCATAGGCTGGTTCTCAGCAGCAAACTTCTCCAGCATGCGAGGATTCAAACGACCAGTTACGGGGTCAATTGCCTTTGCTGCCGCCAAACGATACACACGATCTTGTGCGTCTCGAATAGAGGCCACTTGTATGTCTGCCAAATCTGCTTGAGGCTTCAAGGCCAAAGCCTGTTTGCTACGTTTTCCAAATTTACTGACTGCATCATCGTATTGAGTACGCATGAATTTCACTGAGTCTTCAATCTCGTTCATGCGCATTGCTGTCACGTCAGCATTGGAGCCAAACGCTCTGGACACCAATATCTCTGCGGGCATGCGTTCTGCCCCACCCATAGTTTTTGCACCTGGTCCAGAAATACTTACATCAGAGGCAAAGGTACGAGTGAACGTATCGTTAAGTGCCTTGGAAAAGTTTCTTGCTTGGTCAAACGCAGGAGCTTTCAGTGTCTCCAAGTCCTTGAGGATGCCCTCGGCAAGCGTGCCGTAAAACCTTGCGTCGCCCATCTCACCTTTGCCTGCGGCTTCGCGCGCAAGAGACAACAGGTTGCTTCGGTAGTTGACCATCTCGCCAACATCCATCTCGTTGAGTCTTGGAACAAAGCGTTCAGGCACTTGCCCTGTTTCCATGAACTCATCTGTATTGCGGCCAAGCTTGTACTTCATGACCGAGGCATCATCAATACCAAAGGTGCGAATGATGTCCTTGACTATCTTTGGGGTGGTGTTCTTGTAGACAACGTCAGCAATGTTCAGGGTTGAGTCCAAGAACGCACGGCTTGTGTTGGTAGGCTTGATCTCGGCACCCTTGACCACTGTCTCGCGCAGAGTAATCATGGGCCATTGGCCTGTTTTTTGGTAGATTCTTTCGGCCTCTGGTCCCTCCATAGGGACCTTTTTTGGAGGCGCTTGGACACGTTTGACAGGGGCAATCTGACGAAGGCCCTCGGCCCACAACTCGGATTCCATGTCCCGTGCTTGGCGCAGTGCAAGCTCTGTTTCTGTCTTTACGATGTCGCCAATTTCTCTACGAGCAGCAGGTGTGTCCTTGGAAATTTTGGCAATCTTGCTGGCCGCTGTTGCATCCGCCGCCGCAAGACGGCCATTCAGCATGGCGGTATGGGCATCTTGTTCCATCTGAGCTGCTTTGCGCAAAGCATCGGGAGTGCCTATTTCTCTCAGCTTCTGGACCAACAGTTTGTATGCCATTAGGGAGTCTTCGCCCTGTTTTACTGTTTGGCCAGAGAACTCCGCATTGGTACGAGCAAGCGATGTTTCCAGAGCAGACAAAGTAATGTTTCCTGTTTTCTGTGCGGCTGTTGGCGTAGCTCCCCCTGTAGTAGGTTGCTCCAAGCGGCGAATAAGCAGAGGAATATTCTCTCCTGTGCCATTCAAAATCTCATACAAGCGAGCAGCGGCTTTTCCCTCTTTGGCCGAGGCACTTGTGGAGTTTCTAAGGTTCTTCGCCCAGTCGGTTACGTCACCAACTGAGTTAACCACGAAGCGGCCTGGGGCAAAGATGCCGCCTGTTACTTCCGCGCCAAAACGCACACCTTTTTGACCAGGGAAAAGTTCTTCTGCAAAGAAGGCTCCTGTCCCTGATCCGGCGGCCGCGATTGTTTCAGCAGTACCAAAGCTAATTGGTGACTTGCGAGCAGACTCGCCCATGGAGGAGATGAACCGTGAGACGCGGTTACCGGTGAATTTGGGTAGGAAATAGAGCGATGGAGAAAACGCAATCGATGTACCAAACGTGCGGCCACCTTCACGCACAGAGAGCAAGTCTTCCCGCAGAGGAGGCTCTTCATACTCCTCAGGGAACATCTGTTGCAAAGCGTAGTTCACGCCTGCGCCACCCAGAAGTCCACCAACAAAACCTAAGGGAGGGCCCAAAGGCGCGGCAGGGCCCATGAAGGGCGCGAGCATAGTACCTGCCCGCAGGCCAAGCATGCCGCCAGCGGAAATGGGGGCATTCTCTTGCACACCCATCTTGATACCTTGGCCAAGAGCCTCGCCTTTTTCGCCAAGTGTTGGAAACTCCGACTGAGAAATTTGTTGCAACGCTTTTAACTGATCTGCTGCGTTGGTAGCGGGAACAGGACGACGGCCTTGCATTAACGCAGGAGGCGGCTGGCCTCCTCCTGTGTCGGGCAAAGTCAGAGCATCAAGTTGCTTTTGAATTTCTTCAGGAGTTGCCATGGCTTATTTCTTCCACTTTGATTCTCTACCATTCCACAAAAAGTTTGTGCCACTAGGAAGTGCCTGCACTTCCTCAATGGTATACACGCGAGGAGGAATTCCAGCTACTTTATTAAAGTTTTTGAGTTCTTTTATTTCATCCAACGCAGCCTGTCTAGATGCTACAGGGAAATCTGGATTGACTGCATCTCTTTCGGCAGCTTTTAGACGCTGATTAAGGAAGTCCTCAATACCAATTAAGCGATTGCCTAGGGAGTTTGGATTGTCAAAAAACGCTGGAGCAATGTCTATTTCCTTTTCAATCGCCTGCATCTCTGAAACAGGATAGCGTGGGTTTGCTGCCAACGCCTTGATCAGGGAGCGTCTTGCTGAATCAAAGAAGGTACGTGCCTCATCGGCTTGGGCATCCACTTGACCAAAGACACGCAGGACAGGCATTGTCTTAAGGTATTGAACAGGACCTGCTACCAAACCGCGTTGATTCCACAATGTCTTCTGGTCCTTAGGTGTCTTGAGCGCTACATAGGCGTCCCTTGCTTCGGCAGGTACATCAGCAGGCACTGTTCCGGGAGTCCCGCTGATGTCTCCAGCGGCACCGGGAGGAGCGGCAGGCGGTTTTGCTCCTCCGGGCTTTCCGCCACCGGGAGCGGGAGCCGCAGACGTATTTGGAAGCACTGTTCCACGCAACTGGAGTGCAGAGCGCACAAAAGAAGGAAGCTCTGGGCGCGATTCTATTGTCACGTAGCTCTTGTTTCCAGTTACGGGATCAGTTCTCTCTTCCACTCGGGTTTGAGGCTGCGTGTAGTTTGTCACTGCTGCCAAGAAAACACGGTCCTGCTCTGGGTCTAGTTTTCCAGCGGCATAGTCCGGTGCCATCTTAGTGAAGATGTTCAATGTTTCGCCTGTAACACCGCTACCAAACGGACCCTTTGGCGGCTTGTTAAGGTTCTTTTCTTTCTCTGCGGCAACGCGTGCTTCGGACTTGATGATGTCCCCAAACAAAGCCCTCTTTTGTTTTATGAGCTCATTGTTTGCTGCTTGGATTTGATCAATGTCCTTCTCAGAAGCCTGCAACGCGGCCATCTTGATAGCGCGCTCGCCTTTGTCAATCTCCGCTGCACGGGCCATCATGTCCTGAGGCAGGGTTCTGACCGCACCCGCCATGCGAGAAACAAAGCTTCCACGCAACGGACGGCCTTGGTCATCGACGTTTGCGCCAAAGTTAAAGGCCCGTTGGCCGAGAGCAAACAACATCTGTGCTTCGCTCGCGCCCTTGGTGTCACCAAGAATCGTGCGGTATGCAGGCTCACGCCCACGAGCCAATGCCCCCAGATCGGGAACCGTTTGTGGCTGCCTTGCAATCAACTCTTGCATGCCTTGTTGGGCAGCAGAAACCATGTTGGTGGGGTATTTAAGTAAAGGTGCTTCTCTTTCGCTTGGGACTGTTTCATCGGCAGGGGTCACTCCGTCCTCAGTAGACCCTGCCTGAAAATTTTGAACATAGCCGCCTCTTGCCATAGCCATGGGAGGCGCGCCCGCAATACCACCCGTCTCAGGTGGAGGAGGACCTGCCATGCCTTGTGGGCCACCAGCACCGCCCATGAGTGCCGCCATCATCTCAGGAGGCATACCGCCAGGGGCAGCTTCAGGGGGAGCGCCCGGAGGCATCATCTCAGGGGGCATTCCAGGAGGAGGTGCCATTGGAGGCTGGGGACCTTGCATCAGTTCGGCTGAAGCAGGAGCAGCACCAATGCCTTGCTGTTGGGCAAGAACAGGTTGTAAAAGAGCGAGCACTTCTTGGGGCGTGTCCTTAGCAGCACGGTACCCGACCATGTCCGCCAGTTCATCAATACGCGCTTCGACTGAGCGCATGTCCCCGCGTAAGTTGTTCATCAAAATTTCAGGAGACTTTGGCGAACGGCCCATGACCTCAGAGGCAACACGGTCCTCTTCGCTTGTGTCTTCCGTATCGTCGTCTTCCATCTCCATCATGTCCTTAAAACCGGCCATGATGCCCATGTTTTCGGCGTCTTGTTCCATCATTTTGTTTTTCATATTACCCTCTTAAAAGAGTCCTGCTTTCTTTGCCGCAGCGGCAGTTGTAACTCCACCCAATCCCACTCCTACGGCTTGTTGGAACGGGCTGGCAGAGGGCACGCTGGCCGCCGCCGTTGACATCTGAGTCGATGGTGCGCCCTTGTAAATGTCTGACAAGAAGGCCGCCTGTTGGTAGGGCGAATATACCTTTTGCAACTCCGTCGCACGCTGTGCATCCAACGTCTGCTGGTTCAACGCTTGTTGAGACTGGCCAACGTTGTACAAGAAATTGATGTCGCCTTGACGCATTGATTGTGCGGTTTGACCAAGGGCCCCTTGTTGGATACCAATTTGGCCCTGTTGTGCGCCCAGTTGTCCAAGGCCTGACGACATTTGTGCACCTTGACCAAATTCCTGACCAGCGAGTGAACCAATGCCTGCGGCCGCTTGGCCAAGGCCCTGTCCCAAAGACAGTTGCCTTTGTTTGGCAGCCTCAAAGGTTCCCATGCCAGCCTGTTGAGCTTGGCCATAGTTCTGTGCGTAGTCTTGGAAGATGCGCTGCGACATCACGTCTTGCAGACCCCGCTCCATCTCTGCGCGCTGTACGCCTTCACGGGTGCCACCAAAGGCACCGGAGCGAACAGCTTGGGCCGCCGTACCCTGACGTGCAATGTCGCCTTGACGACGCATCTCTGCTAGGGCCTGTTGCGTGACCTGAGCCTGATACGGGTTCATGAACTGTGCCGCCATGGTGGGGTCATATTGACCAGCACCCTGTGTCATTGCTCCGATGCCTGCGGTCAGGACGTTTTGAGCTCCGGCATACTGATCTCGGGTGTCTGCTCCACGCAAGACATTGGCCGCCTCACCTGTTGTTCCGTAGGCCTGGGTTACCGCTTGGTTGGCAGAAGTCAGATATGGGTCAAAGGCTCCAATCCCCTGCGTTATCGCAGCATTCATCGCCGTCTGTTGAGCAGGAGCAAAGCCAGCTACGTTGTAGCCTGGAAGTTGTTCAGCTAAAGGCGTACGGCCTTCGTTAAAAGCCAGTGCCTTGGCTTTCTTTAGTAGATCAAGCTTATAGGCTTCAATTTCCGGGGCTTCCCGGACGATTTGTTGTGTTGTTTCGGTAGCCATGATCAGCCTTTCACCATTCCGCCTTTTTCAAGCGATTTCATGAGTTTGTACATCCGTGCAGCACCTTTACGGCGACTTCCATTTCCAGCATTGCGCACGGCCCTGGCGGTAAATACAAACTCACCGTCTGACAACATAGCAGGAATATCATCCGAAGTTCCTGTTCCAGGGCCGTTGATCGGTCCTGTCTTACGAGGGAATTCCCTAATTGATCCGCCCTTGGCGGCCATTATTGGCTCTGCTGTACCAATGAATGGAGAGTAGTAGTATTGCTGAAGAGCCTGTGTCCGACGACGGCCATACTCAGGGAGATATTGTGCCTGCATGATCCCAGTGGGTGTAACTACTCCTGGAGCAGCAGCACCTTGACCGCCCGCATAGGTAGTTGCGCGAGAGGGATCATATGCGCCCGCACCCTGGGACTGGTAGTTATACAAGCTGCCAGAGAACAACTGTGGGTTGTCTCGCATGTAATCCGTTCCTACGTAAGCAGGGTCGTATATAGGTGTGTCGTCCACAGGAGGCTTCTCGAACCCGCCAGCTAAGTACGTTGCACCCAGCCCGGCTGCGGCCAGAGGAGCATACTTAGTAAAGAAGCCAGGAGCATTGGCTTCATAGGCAGCGTCATAGGCAGCTTCTGCTCCTGCTGAAGTAGGCTTAATCCCTGCGGATTCCATTCTCACTCGGTAGTCAGCTACTGCCTTATCTCCTGCAAGAGCAGCCTGTTCATTTCCTGCCTGTATGGAAGGACGGTCAGGAGCAAAGTTTTGATTGTAAAAATCTTTTACAGGGGCAAGGACTTGCTCTCCTCTTGCGCCAAGGGAATAACTGCTTCTGTCTTCTACTGGAGCAGGACCATCGTATCTTGGGCCCCCGATTTCAGTTCCAAGAGAAACGTCTCGCATACTAATGGCACCTGGGCTTTGCCCTCCACCTGTGTAATAGGTATTAGGGGTTTGTTGGCCCAAGACTTCAGAAGAGAGTGTCGCGCCTGGGATATTTCTAGAAAGTGTGACCGGAGAGGCTTGTGCCACATTAGAGGCCATTGGCTGTGTTGGATTTACTGCATCAGCACGGACATACTGATTGTTTCCAGCCGCATCTTTGTAGACAAGATATTCTTTCCCGTCCATGCCAACAGAGAACTGCTGTCCAGTCAAAGCATCCTGACGCATGACAGGTGTTAGGTTCTCTGTAGCGGTACCTACGCCGCCTGTACCCTCGATTGGGCCAAGAGACAGGTCTGATCCTTCGGCAGGAGCCTCGGTCCGTGTTCCGCCAGCCTGGCCACCAGGCAAATAGCCCTTTTGCTGACCATAACCAACACCTGCGGCTGTTACGCCACCAATTGCACCTGCTCTCAATGCCTGTTGTGGAGACATGCCCGAAACAAGGCCAAAACCTGTGCCCAACGCGGCACCCGTGAGGCCCTGGTTGAGCAAGCTACCAGCCGCACCAGGCATGTAGCTACTGATAGACGGCGCAATTGTGCCGCCAATGTAGCCCATAGCCGCGCCCTTGAGAATATCTTGAACGCTTCCACCGCCCAATGCGGCCATGCCGCCACCAACAATTGCTGCCGTGCCAGCGGTGCCAATACCAAAGCCCGCTGCAATTGGACCCAGAGCCATGGTTGCGCCAATTGTTAAAGCAATCCGCCCAATATCACTCTTAGCGACATCTTTTACAACGTTGACTGCACTTTTTGCAGTGTCTTTAACGCCATTCCACGCGTCACTTAGCCAGCCGTATTCCTTTAAACCTGTATACGGATTGGTTGTCCCAAGGCCGCCTGCTCTACGCAGCATTTCGGCTTCTTGTGGTGTGATGTGGGCAAGAATGGTGTCTCGTCCACGGCCTTTGGCTTGCAGTGCTTTGGCAGCGTCTGCCAATCCACCACTCTTCATCGCCATGGGTTCTTGTGGTCCGGGGCCCATGGCCTCTGGGGAGACGTTCTGTGCTTGTTGAATGCGTTGCTCGTTCAAAGCAGCAAGCATGGTGGAGACGAACCCTTGATCAAACTCAGCTGGGAAGTCACCTTCTTCAATCGCCCCCGCTTCAATACCCGCACGGATGACTTCTTTGTACTGGTCTGGATACTGCAACATGTACTCAAGCAGCGTGACAAAGGCCTCTATCTCGCTGGGCTTGAGATTAAGTTTTGATAGGCTAGAGCCAATGGCAGATTTGTATTCGCCAAAGGCCTGCGGATCGGTCTCCTGCATAGCAGAAGATGCCGCGTTGTACGCGTCTAAGCTTGAGACGTAGCCTCGTGGGGGTTGCTGTTGTTGCATGGGCATGGGAGCCGCCATGATGCCTTCATTCGCCATGATTATCCTTTCCAGTTGATGCCAAAGGCCCCATGGGCCGCGCGTCGGGAAAGGACGCGAATATGGCTGTAATTATGTCGCATTTCCCTAGTTCCTGTCCATCTCTAAATAGGACAGGTAAAAGTCAACGGTCGCCAGTGAACTGGTGACTTTAATCACGTCGGTTGCCTCCAATATGCAAGGCACCCCGCTCAAGACATCCAAAGTCTGGTTCGTTGGCAGTGCATAGCCCTTCAGCAAACAGTACGCAGTGGCTGCGCCAAGCGGGTAAACGTTGACCGTCAGGGCTGTTGTGGAGGCGTTTCTGTTTGTCACCCGCAAGGACGAAAGCACCGCCGTATTGGCGGCTGGCGCGGTGTAAATCGTGGTCTCAGTCGCAGCCGCTGGGGTCAGGAATTTTCGAAAGTATTTATTTGCCATGATCAGTTTGCCGATACAAAGTTGATGGTAAGAATCACTGATGGAATGGCAGGGCGCGTGGGGCTCGTGCCAGCGGCATAGTGCTCCAAATAGATGTCAAGGTTGTCTGACCACCAGGCAACCTCTAAATAATCGTTGGTAGGATCATCTACAGTGAAAATACCAGTAATCGCTGGAACTATGTGGGACCAAATACTGGCGCTTTTACGGGCAGGAACGTCAAAGCGCGTGTTACTTAAGGGGTAGTTGACCCCGGTGTCCTTGGCCCACACCTCAAACTCACCCGCTGTATTGCTGCGGTTTGTCACCTGCAAGGTAAATGTTACCAGGTACTGGCCCGCGCAGGGAACCTTGATCCGTGAGCCGCTCTCCACGCTGATGCCGTTGGAGAACGCGGGGGCAAACGTAAGCAGGTTCTCCGCTGTAATACTGGCGTTTGTCTGGTCCTGGTCCGAGATCATCATTGCCTGAGGCAAGATGATGCCGTTGCTGTTTTGAAACCCACGAATACCGCCAGCAAACCCGCCTCCCGCTCCGCTGTTCATGGCCATCCATGTTGCAGTACCGGCAGTATTTTCACTGGTGACAGGTGTATACGTGTTGTTGAGTTGAAGAATAACCTGCTCAAGGGATCGCACCAGTTGGTTGAACTGCGACGCATCATAGTCAGGTGATGCGTTGGGCAGTCGAACGTTGGTGATCTTACTCATCTCAATCCATCCGGTTGGATGTCAACGCGCAACGTTCCATAACGCCAATTGGTATCTACCTCGTTGCTCTCAATGCGCAAGCTGATCTGTCTTCCGCGCGCGCGAGTGTCCACCTTTTGCGTGCTTGGGGTAATGATGTACGGGTCCAAAGAACTGGGACTCGCACTGGCCTGAGGGTAGGGACGCAACAACAAGTGAACAGTCAGGTTGCCCTCTTGGTTCTTGAAGTCAGGGATGAATCGCTTCATGAACAGCATCTGGTCGCCATCGCCAATGTCAAAGTAACCAGACTTGATGTAAGCGGTAATGGCCGATCCATTGCCGTTCTTTCCATCTTCCTGGTTGTATATCAGTGAGCGACCAGCGGTCAGGCCATTGATTGTGGTAATCGTGGCGGCGGTGCTGTCGGGGAAGTATTCGGACGCAGTCGGGTTGCTGTACGTTCCCGAGTCTGTCCACGCGGTACGAGGCATGCTGCCCACGGACCAGACATTCTCTAAGTAGTTGTACGTCACAAACCGATCAATGTAGTCAGCAGTGAACGAGCAATACCACCAGGTGACCTCATTAAACTGAGTGTTGACGCCAATGTGTACCTTGGCGTTTTGGACAACGTTGATGTCTTTGAAGACGTAATCCTGAACAGTACAGGCGAGCTTTTTAACAGTTCCGTCGAACATGAAGAAGGCGTCTTTGTCCATCCAAAACGCAACGCCGTTGACGTCAGCAGAGGCATGCGGACCGATCAGGCCGCAGTTAGAGCCTAGTTGCTGAAAGCCAAAAGTGTAAGGAGGACCGATGTACTGCATACCATGCAAAGCACTGTCTGTCCATATCAAAATCTGACCTCTGGAGCGAACAGCAGAAACAATGTGGTTGCCGTCCGTGAGCCGTTGTCCGCCGGCCGTGTTCGTCGCACTCTCAACAAAGCTGTTAATGTCCTCCTGATTGGAGAAGCGAACAAACATGGGGTCCTGTGTGGACGGGGTGCCAATCGTGGACTCCGTGCCAAAGCACACCAAGTGTCTGTCTGGGGTAGACACAACCGCATAGGTGTTCTTTGTTGGAGCGCCTGCGATGGCCGTAGCACGTGTGGTAATACCTGCGCTTGTATCAAACAAATAGATAGCGCCGTTTGCAATCTGGCATACAACGTCCTCGCCAAAATTATCAAACTGCCAGACTCTCGAATCAAGGGTCACAGAAGTAGAGGAGGGCCTTGGTGTTCCCCAGGTGCTCGCGCCCCACGTGCCCACGCCCCAGCCGTAGTCAACGGCGCTAACGGCCGTGCCGACGTTGATCTGGTATGCAGCATCCGCAGTGCCTGCGGCGTTAACCGTGGACGTGGCAGCAGCCGGAGAGAGGATGGTGTACTCGTTGGCGTTTGTAATCAACTGAATCTCAAACTCGCCTGTCAGACTGGCGTTGGAGATGCCTCCCGGATTTCCTGTGACGTTTGAGAACGTAACGAAGTCCCCAACGATACAGCCATGTGCCGTATCGTTCACTGTGACGGTGGTTGAAGTGTTATTTGTATCAAAGGTAACGCCTGTGGCAGTTCTACGAATAGGCGTGATGTCCCCCCACAAGGCTCCATACAGAGCATACAGTTTCCTGTTGGTGCCCACGATCATGTAGGGCGAACCATCTAAACCATTCCAGGTGTATATCTCACTGACCATGCCAACTAAGTAGGCAGCGGTCTCACTAAACTGTGTCCAACCGCCTATCTTCTCAGGCAGGCCATAGCGAAAGCGCACGTAGTCCGAGTCAATCCAGCCGCCTTCCGCGCCGTACTCGGTGTTTTGTTTGTCTACACCAGGTTTGAGAACAATTCGTGCGAGTGCCATGGCTTATCTAAATCCTGCTGTTTTCTTTGCAATCTTCTTTGGTTGAGCTACAAACTGCTTTCCTGCCGCCTTGCCCTTGCGCTTGGCCTTGGTCGTAGCTGCATATTCCGCAGGAGACAAAGACTTGATAGCTGCCTCAGGGAGATACCTCTCCCCTGTTTTTGACGAAGGCTTCCCCGACTTAGTGCGCCATTTTTGGTCACCCCAGTCTTTTAGAGATTTCTGTGGAGCTTTCAATCTCGGTAGCCTCCGCCCGCCGCCTTGTACTTCTTAGCCACAAGCTGGGCTTTCCTGGCCGACCACTCTCCCGCGCCTGTGCCTTGTGTCGCGGCGGCTTTTACCTGAGACACGATCTTCTTGCGCAGAGTAGGCTTTGTGTAGTTGCCCGCAGCGTTAACAGTGGATTTTTTGGGTTTTGCCTTCATCTCAGCCTACATTTCTTTCAAAGTGAGGGCAATCAACAAGGGACTTAAAGTTGCCACCCCAACGGTTCTTTGGATGCAAGGTCTCCCAGTAAGCGCCCAATGGCGCAAGGACGCCTTTGTCCCAGATGATTTTTCCGTCCTTGAAGAAGTTCAAGTCTATGGCGCAGCGCTTTAGATGGATGGAATTCATTGTCTTGGAACGCCCCGTCTTGAAATAAATGGCTTGCTGTTCGGGGGTACGGGCAAGTTCCCCGCCGGTCACCACGAATCCCTGGTCTGTAGCGTACTGGATTAGCTTGCACATGTCCAGCAAAAACGCGGCTTGTTCGGTACTTAAACTCATTTTCTGCCTTTCATTTCGGCTAATTTTTCAATGGTTCTGCCGCCAAAGTAAGCGCCCATAATCAACATGCCCCACTGCCCAAGCAGGGATACATAAGACTCGTTGGCGTTATAGCCAAAGGCAGACATCATGGCAAACAGAAAGTAACCTGAAAAGATGGCAATCAAGCTCATGGGACGAATGTTCTTGGATAGCCAAGAATCACTGTTCATATCCGATTTCCAGCGGTCTGTGACGTTGTCATCCTCGTTCTTGGCGGCATCCGCAAACAATTGAAGTTCAGCCAACTCCATCTTGGCTTTCTCAATACCCAGTTCCAACAGGCGCTCTTCATGCTCAAACTGAAGCTGGCGCAGCTTGCTCACATCTTCAGGTGTTGGGTCGTCAGGAATCTTTACACCAAGTGTTTTCTCAACCATCTCTTTGCCTTTGGCTTGGATGGCACTGGAGAGCAGCCCAAGGCCGTTTTCGGCCAGGCTACCGAGGAGGGATGCGACTATTGGAATCATCTCTTTTTTCCTTTTCGACTTGTCTACGCAATTTTTCCATCTTTTCAACCTGCGCTTGGGCTTCCTTTTTGGTTTGCAGTACATCCATGTACAGCATTCCAAGCAAGGGAAGCAAAAACACAACCAGTACACATGCTGCTATCCATCCCATAACTACTTCCCAATCCTGTGCAAGAGGCCGAGGAGCAACCACATATATAGGAGGAATAGGAAAGTCGCCAGCAGATACGCCTGCCTTTCCCTTAGAAGCCGCTCTTCCTCCTTGCGTTGCCATGACTCATCATCCCGTTTCTTCCTTGCTTTGTCTTGTTCTGCCCTGATGACATCTCGCATCTCAAACACTTTGCTGTACAGCGCACCCAACTCAGGTGGGGACTGGTACACCATCGTTTCCCTTACTGTCACTATCAACTCCGCCATCTGCTGCTGCGCCAATACACGTTGCAGGGCAGCTTCCATTAAGTTGGCATCAGGGTCGTATACGTTACGACTCTTCTCTTCTTCCTCTCGAATGTGAGTTGCTAACTGTTCCTCAAGCCTGAAAAGTTTTGTAAGCTGCGTAACGATGTCCGACATGACTTGGGTTTCGTCAACGGCAACGTAGGCTTCCTTCTTTTTCGCCACAGACTTGGCTTGGGAGGCTGGCTTGGGGCCTGTTCCAAAGAGCTTTTGCCAGAAACTTCTGACTGCCCTGGCATCCGAGACAACTTCATCAACAGTCTTTTTGACTTCCATGAAAGACGTTTTAGCGTCTTTGTATAGCTTGCATCCCTGCTTAATAGCGGCGACACAAGCATTGGCTGCAAAGAGGATGCTGAGTGGGTCCACATGCGCGTGCTCATTTACATGGTGGAGCCAGAAGCGGCTGGGATGGTTGTGACCTGGATAGAGGTGCTCTTCTTGAGGTCAAGGGGAGTATTGCAATCAGAGCAGGTGTCCGCCTCGAGCTCTGCCTCGTCCAGGTCGTAGCCACAGCTTGCGCACACGATTTCAATTTCGTGTGCCGGCTCTATGACGCCATTAGAGAGAGTCGTCGGAAGTTTGAATAGCTTCATTTTGTTTCTTCGCTTCTTTTTGGATTGCCTCTATGACCTGAAACACTTCAGTGTATGGGCGTGTTCCAAGGTATTGCAGGATGGCATTTACCAAGTTGGTTGAGAGTTTGATTTCGTTCATGGTGTTTCCAATGCTGTGATTCGTGCTGTCAGGGCTGTGATTAAGGCTTGTTGTTCTTGGATGGCTTTAACAAGAGTGGGCAACATATCACCCATCGACAACGATTTGTATATGGTCTCATCGCTTTCATTGTTCTTCCATTCACCAATTAAATCAGGCAATACAGTTTCA